TGTAACACCTGACAACCAAAAGATTCCTGTTCCAGTAGGTGAATACGAATTAGAAGACGGAACAATTCTTTGCGTAGAAGTTGAAGGTATTATTTCAGAAATTAAACCTGCATCTGCTGTTGAAGAAGTTGCACCCGAAGATGAGGTTGCTCCCGAAGTACCTGTTGCTGCTGCTGAAGAAGTTGTTGCTCCTAAAAAGACTATCGAGTCAACAGTTAAGGAAACTTTCTTTGCAGAAATCGAAGCACTTACAAATGAGAATATTGAATTAAAGGCTAAATTGGAAGCACTTTCAGCAGTTGAAGTAGTTGCAGTAGAAGCAACCGAACTTGCAGAAGAAGTAAAGCCAATTGCTTTTAATCCTGAAAACGAAACTAAAGTAGAAATGTTCAAAATTGCTACTAAAAGAAGTCGTAACATAATGGATTCTATCCTAGAAAAAATTAACAAATAATATTAACTAAACAAACATTTTAAAAAATGGCTACTACAACATCAATTACTACAACTTACGCAGGTGAGTTCGCAGGAAAATACATCGCAGCTGCGTTGTTATCTGCACCAACATTAGAGAAAGGTGGAATGACTGTCCTTCCTAACGTAAAATATAAGCAAGTTCTTAAGAGAGTAGGAACAGACGAAATCGTTAAAGATGCTACTTGTGACTTTACTGCTACATCTACTTTGACTTTAACTGAAAAAATCATTCAACCTGAAGAATTCCAAGTTAACTTACAATTGTGTAAAAAAGATTTTAAATCGGATTGGGATGCAATCGGAATGGGTTACTCTGCATTCGATACTTTACCTAAGAACTTCGCTGATTTCTTAATCGGTCACGTTGCTGAGAAAGTTGCTGCTGCAATGGAGACTACAATTTGGACAGGAGTTAATGCTACTGCAGGTCAATTCGCAGGTATTATGACACAATTGCTTACTGAAGCTGCTCAGCCATCTGCACAAGAAATTGCAGGTACTACTGTAACTGCTGCTAACGTTGTTACTGAATTAGGAAAAATCGTTGATGCTCTTCCTGCTACATTGTACGGAAAAGAAGATTTAACTCTTTATGTTTCTAACAATATCTACAGAGCTTACGTTCGTGCATTAGGTGGTTTTGCTGCTGCAGGTGTAGGTGCAAATGGTTATGATAACAAAGGAACTAACCAAGTTCTTGGAGACCTTTTCTTTGATGGAGTTCGTGTATTCTTAGCTAACGGATTAGCTGCTAACACTGCTTTGTTAACACCAACTTCAAATCTTTATTTTGGAACAGGTTTATTGAACGATATGAACCAAGTTAAAGTTTTAGATATGGCTGACCTTGACGGTTCAGAAAATGTAAGAGTTGTTATGCGATTTACTGCTGACGCTAAGTACGGTTTTGCAACTGATTTAGTATCTTACGGAATCGTTAACGCATCTAACTAATAACTAATAAATATTAAGATAAGGGGAGGTAAAGTGCCTTCCCTTTTTTATTTAAAAACAATTTAAAAATATATACTATGCCTGGATGTGATATAGCCAATGGAAGATTAGAAACCTGCAAAGACCAAGTAGCAGGAATCGACGCAATTTACTTCATCAATTTTGCAGATTACGCTTACCCAACAGATGTTGCTTATTTAGCAGGAACTGATACAATTGACACGATTGCTAACGTAAGTTCACTTTACAAATTTGAAGTTAAAGGAACAAACACTTTTGACCAAGTGATTACTTCTTCAAGAGAGAACGGAACTAGTTTTGTTGAACAGACTTTGTCAATTACTTTAAAGAAGCAAGACGCTGCAACTCATAAGATCGTTAAGTTGTTATCTTATGGAAGACCAAACATTATTGTTAAAACACGAAACAACCAATTTTACCTTGCAGGTATTGAGTACGGAATGGAGTTAACTACTGCAAACGTGTCTACAGGTACTGCAATGGGTGATATGTCGGGTTATACTTTGACTTTTGTAGGCTCTGAGAAAATATTAGCTAACTTATTAGATGCTGCTACTGAAGCAGATTTAACAGGTCAAGTTGGAGACGTATTCGGAGTTGCAACTACAATCGTAGCTGCATAAGAATTTCTTTTCTTTATCGTTTAATTAAGGGTGGCTATTCGGCTGCCCTTTTTCATTTCAAAACGATTCTTAAGTTTATGCGTTAATATAGTATGATAGTATTAACACCTTCTACATCCGCGCAAACATTTAGTTTAATCCCTCGCTTTGAGAATTACACTACTATGTCAATTATTGACGAACAAACAAACGTAACCACTTCAGTTGCAATTACAAGTTCAACTCAAGGAGGTTATGTAAACTCAATAACAGCAACTTTTGCTTTATTAAATAACCATACTTATACACTTTTGCTATCTAACGGAGCAACCATTTGTCACAAAGACAAGATTTTTTGCACTAATCAAGCAATCGCAACATTCTCTGTTAACAATGCAACATATACAAGCAACACAACAACAAATGAATTCATAGTTTATGAGTGATAACGTACATATATTAAGCCTAAGTGCTTACGAAACACCTACGGTTCAAGAATCTAAAAGAGAAAACTGGGTTGAATTTGGAATTGATAATAATTACTTTCAGTTTTTAATTGACCGATACACGAATTCAACTACTAATTCAGCAATAATAAACAATATTAGCAGATTAGTTTACGGAAAAGGTTTAAGTGCATTAGACGCTTCTAAAAAGCCAAGTGAATACGCTCAAATGATGACTTTGTTTAACAAAGATTGTATTCGTAAAATGATTATAGACCGAAAGATGCTTGGTCAATTTGCAATACAAGTGCATTATTCAAAAGATAGAAAGAATATACTTAAGGCTTTTCACATTCCTGTTAATTTAATTAGAGCAGAAAAGTGCAATCAATACGGAGAAGTAGAAGGTTATTACTATTCTGATAATTGGGAAGATGTAAAGAAGTTTGCACCTGTAAGATATTCAGCATTTGGAACATCTAAAGATGAAATAGAAATTTTATATTCTAAGCCGTATGCGGTTGGGATGAAGTATTATTCTTATCCAGACTATCAAGGAGCTTTGCCTTATGCGTTTCTTGAAGAATCAATAGCTGATTATTTAACAAATGAAGTTTTAAATGGATTCTCAGGAACTAAAGTGGTAAACTTTAACAACGGAATTCCGACTGAAGAACAACAGTCAATGATTACTAATAAAGTTTTAAATAAACTTACAGGAAGCAGAGGGCAAAAAGTTATCGTTGCTTTTAACGCTAATGCAGAATCTAAAACAACTGTTGAAGATATTCCTTTAAATGATGCACCTCAACATTACACATATTTAAGTGAAGAATGTACTAAGAAAATAATGTTCGGACACAATGTTACAAGTCCTTTGTTATTTGGTTTAGCTACTTCAACAGGATTTTCTGCAAATGCAGACGAATTAAAGAACTCAAGTATTCTTTTTGATAATATGGTTATACGACCAATGCAAGAAGAACTTTGTGAAGCATTTGATAAAATACTTGCTTATAATGGAATTGCTTTAAAACTATTCTTTAAAACTTTACAGCCTTTAGAGTTTACTGATTTAGAAAATACTCAAACTGCAGACCAGGTTGCAGAAGAAACAGGAGTTGCATTAAGTAAGCAATTAGATAATGAAGTTGCTCAATCTCTTATTGATTTAGGCGAAGATGCTTTAGAAGAATGGTTGCTAATAGACGAATCAGAAGTTGACTACGAAAATGACGATTTAGAGAATGAAATTTTAGCTAAAGAAGTTAAGCAATCTTTACTTTCTAAGGTTTACAATTTTGTAAGCACCGGAGACGCAAGACCAAACATCACAAGTGAACAAGATAAAGTAATTGACGGAATGAAATTTGTAACTCGTTATGTTTATGCAGGTGAAACAAGCGAAAATAGTCGTGAGTTCTGCAAGAAAATGACAGCTGCAAATAAAATATATAGAAAAGAAGATATACTTAATATGAGTTCTGAGGCAGTTAATAAAGGATGGGGAAAGGAAGGAGCTGATACTTATTCTATTTGGTTGTATAAAGGCGGTGGTGCTTGTCACCATAGATGGAATAAACAAGTTTACGCTACATTCTCAGGCAAAGCATTAGACATTCCAAACGCTAAAGTGATAGCTCAAGCAAAAGCGGCTAAATTAGGTTATACAATTAAGAACGAAGCTTTGGTTTCAACAAGACCAATTGATATGCCGAACGAAGGCTTTTTACCAACAAACAAAAGATTTAACTAATGGCTGAAGCTTTACTAATAACTCGTAACGATATCGTAAAATATACTGCATTAAATGGAAATGTAGATACAGATAAGTTTATTCAATTTATCAAGATAGCTCAAGACATTCATATACAGAATTACTTAGGTACAAAACTATTTCAAAAAATACAAGCTGATATAATTGCAAACACACTTGCAGGAAATTATTTGACATTAGTTAATACTTATGTTAAGCCAATGTTGATTCATTGGGGTATGGTTGAATACTTACCTTTTGCAGCTTACACAATAGCTAATAAAGGAGTTTACAAACACTCATCTGAGAACGCTCAAAACGTAGACAAAAACGAAGTGGATTATTTGCTTGAAAAGGAAAGAAGTATTGCACAACATTACACGCAAAGATTCATAGATTATATGAGTTTTAATCAACCTTTATTCCCAGAGTATCGTTCAAATAAAAATAGTGACGTATTCCCTGATTCAATGAACAACTACACTTCTTGGTATATATGAAAATTAAAGTTTACAAACCAAAAGAAACGAACGTAATTAAACTTCGTGTTTTTCTTGCAAAAATAAATAACATTCAAAATGGCAAATAGTAACGGATGGGGTGACGGCTCAGCAAACAACGCAATAGGTTGGGGACAAGGTGCAAATAACGCAGTAAGTTGGGGTAGTTCACACGCTACTTCTTTAAGTGGTTTGACTAATATAGTTGGTGGCGTTCCTTTAGATGTAGATGCTTCAGCGTTTATTACTGCTGCTGCTATAACTGACGCAACACAACAGACAGCAATTGATACTTTAGTTACAGGTTTAAAAACAGACGGACTTTGGACAAAGATGAAAGCAATCTACCCATTTGTAGGAGGTACGGCAACAAGCCATAAATTTAATCTTAAAGACCCTCGTGATTTAGATGCTGCATTTAGATTAGTATTTAACGGAGGTTGGACTCATTCAAGCACAGGTGCATTGCCTAATGGGACAAATGCTTATGCAGATACTAAAGTTATTAACAATATAAATCTAACTGATAAGCAGTCGCACTTTTCAGCTTATTTAAGAACATTAAATGTAGGTTTAGGTTGGTTTGGTTATTATAACGGTAACAGTGTATTTGGATTACAGCAAAACGCAGCAGTTTCTAATATTGGAGTGGGTACTAATAATTTAAGCGCATATATTGCAACTCCTTCAATTGGTTATTATATTGGTTCAACAAATATAACTACAGGCAATGTATATAAAAATGGAGCTTCAGCATATAATGTTACAGGGATTAATATAGTAACGCAAAATTTAAATTTTTATTTAGGAGGTTTAAATGTAAATGGAACACCTAATTTTTATGATACTCATCAATATGCAATGTCGACTTTAGGTGATAGCCTTAATGCAACTGATGCAGGAAAATTAAACACAAGAGTTCAAGCATTTCAAACAACATTAAGCAGACAAGTATGATGAAATTTAGCAGCCTTAATTCAAGCGAACCAACAACATTAGTTTGTGTTCTTTCAGTTGAACAAAAAGACGAAATAGCAAATACTCAATTTGCACCCGATAGTTACTTTAATCCTATTCAAGATATTAACGGAAATTGGATTATTTCAGTTGAAGAAATAAGAGATACAAATTTACAATGGATTAAAGATTTAGATTTAATCGAATACTCACCTGTTATAAACGAAGCAATATGACACAACTACAAATCTTAGGAATTATATATTATGTATTTGCTTATGCAGCAGCACTTGCTATGTATTGTTCAGGCACTTTATATGTTGCATTAGGCGGTTGTGCTATATTCTTCTTTTTAACTTATCAACTTATTCAACAATTTAGCTATCAAGAGGAGGAAGACGAGTTTTGAGACTGCAATTATTTATATTATTAGCTTCAGTTCGGACAAGTTTCCCTAAAATACTTGCTTTACTTTGGACATTCTTTATGCCGATAAGCGGTTTAATAATGCTAGTAGGATTTTGTATTTGTTTAGATACGATTACTGGACTTTGGAAAGCTCGTAAACTAAAAGAGAAAATATCAAGCAGAAAACTAAGCGGAATAATTTCAAAAATGATGCTTTATCAAATCACCGTTATACTATTTTTCCTTATAGACAAGTTTATTCTCAATGATATAATGCTTACTTTCTTTTCAGTTCCTTTAATGCTGACTAAAATAGTATCATTGATTCTAATAAGTATTGAAGTAATGAGCATAAATGAGAATGTAATTGCAGTTAAAGGACTTAACCTTTGGGAAGCAATGCGAGGTTTATTTGCAAGAGCTAAAATAATTAAAACAGATATAGATGGACTCAAAGATTAACGCATTTGTACACTTTATTCGTAAATGGGAGGGAGGTTTAAGTAGGCACACTAGTGACTCGGCAGCTTCGCATCCTTGTCCTACACCATTTGAAGGGAAAAGCGGTTACCATACCAACGCAGGCATAACTTATCAAGCGTGGGTTCATACATTTGGACACGATAACGATATCAGATTTCTAACAATGAATTCAGAGGATTGGTTTAAAGTATTCAAAGGATCGTATTGGGATGGAGTAAAAGCTGATAGTATCAATGATGTTACTTTAGCTATATTCTTAACTGAGATAGCGTGGGGTTCAGGTACATCTCAGGCAATTAAGACTGTTCAAAAGTGTGTTAACCAGTGCGGGGTAAAAATAGCAATAGACGGACAAATAGGAATGCATACAATCACCGCAATAAACTCACTTAATGCAAGGGAATTACTAGCTGTTATGTTTGTGGAGCGTGAAAGATTTTTCAGAGCAATAGCCAAAGGAAAGAACTCAGTATTTCTTAAAGGTTGGTTGAATAGATTAAATGATTTTAAAGCTTGTTTTTATGACATCTAAGAG